GGTAGCCTCTCGGTAGCCTCTCAATAGCCTCTTTGTAATTATAATAAAAATACTTAGATTAATAGAACAGTTATAGAGACACTAGAATATTATTATTTTTTCATTTTTAATTTTGAGTACATCTTTTTGTTTTTTCAAAAATTTCAAAAGTTTTTTGGAAATTACAAAATAAATCAAGAGATGTACTCAAATTATAATTTTCAATTTTTAAAAATATCCAGTGTCTTTTTAATACATCATAATGGTATTACAAATAGCACGGTAGCCTCTCAATAGCCCCTAATATACCGCGTTGGGGGCGGTTTCCCCCATAGGGCGGTTTCCCCCACCTCTCAATAGCCCCATTATAGCCCGCGTTGGGGGCGGTTTCCCCCAGCGGGTTCCCCCATAGGGCGGTTTCCCCCACCTCTCAATAGCCCCATTATAGCCCGCGTTGGGGGCGGGTTCCCCCATAGGGCGGGTTCCCCCATAGGTTTCCCCCACCCATTATAATTATATAATAAGAAATAGTAGGAAGAGTAGGGAGAGTAAATGAAGAGTGCGAAGCATATTATAGTTGGCGCAGGTATTACTGGGTTATATTTGGCATATCAATTGATATTAAAAGGTGTTTCGGCTGCTGATATAGTTATATTTGAAGGTTCAAAAAGAATAGGTGGACGTATTTATACAAACGAACATAAAGGGTTTAGATATTCTGTAGGAGCAGGGAGATTAGGAAAGAAGCATAAATATGTTATGAAGATAATCAAGGATTTTAAACTCCAAGACCAGATAATAAATATTGGAAAAAATACGAATTATTTTGTTGAGGGACGCTTGATGAATGAGGCGGAACTCTTGAGCCATTATAAATCTAATTTCAAGAGCCTCAACGAATTGTGGAAATATGCTATTGAAAAAAAATTGAATGGTAATAAATATGACCCTAGTCTATATAATTTACATAACTATTTTTCTCTAATATTGAGCGAAAATGAAGTTGAGTTGCTCAAGATATCGTTTGGATATATTGGCGAGATGTATGATATGAATGCCTATAATGGCCTCATAACATTACGAAAAGATTTTGATATTCGCAATAATGAGTTTTTCGTATTACGCGACGGAATACATATACTATGCGATGTGCTCTATAAATATATATTAGATGCTGGTGTCTCTGTTATTTTTTCATCAATCTTAGAGGATGTCTGTGATGGCGCTGGCGGCGAACGCGGCGACAAAAAATATGTAAAAGTTAATGGAGTTAAACATAGCTATTCTAAGCTATATCTAACAATTAAAAGGGGCGATTATATGAATATTGGGTATTTCAAGAAATACGAGAGTATCTTTAATACTGTTAGTGATGGACATTTATTAAGAATATTTGCACAATATAAAGATGTCTGGTTTAAAGATATGCCAAAGATACTTACACAAAATAAATTGCAGTTTATCATTCCTATAGATTATAATAGTGGCTTAATACAAATCAGTTATAGCGACAGATATAATGCAGACTTTTGGAATGCCTTTAAAAATGAGAAAGATGTCAAAAAATATTTAACAAAAATATTAAATGAAATGTTTCCTGAAAAAAATATTAAAGAACCTGAATGGATTACTATGCATTTCTGGAAAGCCGGAGATCATATGTGGAATGTCGGAGTAAATACAAAAAAAATACAGGAAAAAATGGACGATATATTTATTCCAAAAGATATCTATATATTAGGCGAAACATATAGCGAACGCCAAGCGTGGATTGAAGGCGCCATAGAAACCGTCCATAAAAAGCTAAATATATAGAAAAGAAGGTATCCCGCGAGCCTTCTTAATAGGACCTATGAAGACATGTACAATCATTGATGTTGCCGCCACAGAAATTGGTACAGAAGAATTGCGGGCTTCGCATTCTAATATTTTTGGGTGCTTCTTGTTCTGTCAAGCTCTTTTTATTATTATATTTATTTCCTACAAGATTCTTATTATTTTTCACAATAATATTGATGATATTATAGGTAATATCAAGCTTATCCTTGATACTGATTTTGCTTGCAATAGAAGACGCCATACTCCCTTTATATAATAATTTTCATAAATCTTAAATCAATTTTTGCGAACCCGCCCCCAACGCGGGATATTGTGGGGGGATTGTGGGGGAAGGTAATAGAAAAGGCTATCGCTTGTTATTTATATTACCATTATGATAACTTAAAAAGAAGCCAGATTTTTCTAAAATTTGAAAATTAAAATTTGAGTAGCAGAGCGTATCTTTCTGTTTTTCAAAAATTTCAAAAGTTTTTTGGAAATTACAAAATAAATCAAGAGATGTACTCAAATTTAAAAATGAAAAATATAGAATTTCCAGTGTCTCTTGAACTGCTAAGATAATGATGATATAATTATAATAATTATCGCGATACCATCTTGATATATTTAATATTTCTATAATGCTATGTGAGAATATTCTAAACGTATTTAATATCGTGATGTGGAGAATCATACACCTTTATATTTAATTTTTTCAAGTTATATTTAACTATATAATTATCCCATATATTATGTAAATGCGGAAAGTCATAATTGTCCATAATTAATATTGTTCTCGGCTTAGATAATCTATATGAATTTATAATATCGCTCACGGCAACTTCCGTGATGTGTCCTCCGTCTATATGTATTAAATCATATTTATAATTAACAGTCTGTAATGTTTTTGTGCTATCGCCAATTGTTATATTAATTCTATCACCGAATGTTTCCTTTATTTTTTCATAACACGGGATTGTATATCTATGCTCTCCTAAATCAAAGCAAGATATACGCATATTTGGATTGCTTATAAGCATTAACAATGCCGAGAAACCGGAATTAAACCCGATTTCCATCACATTTTTTATATTTTTATTTAATACTAAATTACTAATATTCTTCGTTTTATTTAAGTATGCATCCGTATAAGTAGTTGTATGATGCATCATAAATATATTTCCTTCCAATAATTCACCACAATTATAAATGATAGGTAATAAATTCCTATCAATATACGCTTTTGTTTTATTAATATTATTATTTATTGTGAAATCCTTTATATTATTCAAAAAGATAGTCATATCATATATTTTGTGAGCATAAACTCCTGGTCCTCCCGAAAAATGATGTACTACTTTGTCGCTGTGAATATTTTTATCATTATTCACAACAACCGATTTTAAAACACTATTATTATATAAATTGTATTTAAAGGCATTATATACTATATATGGTTGGTCGTGAAAACTATTATTATAATGTCTGATTACAATATCTTCATTTATTTTATTAAATAATAATCTTATTTTTTCACAATTTTTAAACAATAGCATTCCGCTCGTAAATGCTTTCTTGTCTTCGTAATTATGTAGTTCATTTCCAAATAGCGATTTTCCCCAAAAATCTGTATCGCTATCTATTTCGCCTTCTTCTAATGCATATAAAACATCTTCTTCGCATAAATCAAATACCTTGTTGATATTATCTTTGACTAAAATATCTGTATCTAAATATAGTATTTTGCTGTAGTTTGCTATAGAAGCTAAATTAAATAAATCTAATCTTGCCTTACACGCCTTATCTATACTGTCGTATGTATCATTTATTTCAAACCTTATTTTTTCGCTAAATAAATGGCTCTGTTTTATTATATTCATAAATGGTGTAGATGTATATAATAATACCTGTGTATTATCATCTAGATTACCATAAATAAGAATACTTTCTAGCAAAAGGAAAAACATATCCACATATTTTTCCTGATTAAATACACAGGCAAAAATACAATTCATTATAATTATGGATTATATTATAATTTAACAAAATAAACGAGCCTTCCTTCGCCTTCCATTTTACATCTTCAATATTCTATTTTATATTTATAATATATAGAAATAATCAATATGGAGTGGATTATTCTTTCGGTAATTCATAGTGCTATTGTAGCCGGTTTAATATTATTTTTGAGATACGATGAGACGCCGAGCAATATTTTTCCGATTATAGCAAATGTCATTGTAGGCATATTGAGCGTGTTATATATATTGTCTTTTTACCAACTTTATTATTTAAAGACAGAAATTATTAAACCAAAATACTATATATATTCTTTAATATTATTTATAGTTATACTATTGGGATATTACATAATAAAAACTTGTCCAAACCCGGCATATTTCAGAACCTTTGTTGCCCTTGAAATTATATTCATATTATTATTCGCCTTATATTATGAGAAAAATGTGAAAATATCATATCAAAGCATATTCGGAATTATGCTCGGATGCATAGGTATCATCCTAATATCTCTTGATAACAATATTGTCAAATAATAAATGACATCAAACACAGAAAATATATCCCTATATTTACTGTTGTTTATGATGTCTCTTTTTATATAATCCCAGTAGCTTATGTATATATTTATTATGATAACAATTCAAGCATATCCAGTATAATTTCCGAAGATAATTCTAAATATATTATATTGTTTTTTATGATTATTATGGGTACTGCTACAATACTTTATGAATACAAAAGAGAAGTCGTATATTCTCTTGCAGTAATAAGTATATTGCTCTTTTCTATATATATTCTCTTATATTTTCCTGAAGGTCTAACTATGGATATAAAAATAGAATATTGCAAAGTTCAATAAATATATAGATTCATATAGAAATATATTATCATCTATATTTATTATAAGTAATAGTAATAATAGCATTTGTATATTTAATAGTATATGTAATACATAGCATTCTTGATAACATTCTCTATTACTATGTCTTATCATAAATAATAGTATTGATATGAAAGCTATTGAAGCAAAAATATAATGTAATATTAGGGATTGATAAAAAGTGCAACTATATATTTACTGTTATTTGAGAGAAGAGCAAAAATATATAATATATATCCTAATCTACTGAAAGGTTATCCGTCGTCTGTCATCTCTCTAAGGTAGGAAGGGGGCTACAGTGACTGTCTTCCTCTTCATATTATTTTCAGCTCCCGTAAGAGTTTTGGAACAATTAACATCGCTTACAGAGGAATCCTTTGAAATCCTGAATCGGACAGGGATGACATACCTCTTCGTATTTTTAGCATATTTAAAAGTACTCGCGACAGATGAAGTAGAAGCACTATTGCCATACCCGACTCTTCCAGCTACGCTACCCTCCCCAATAGTACGAGTAACGCCGGTGCTACCGCGCGACACTCCGCCTCCACTACGAGTAGCACCTCCGCGCATATTATTTTTTTCTTGAACGATCTCTTTTTCTTTACAGAGAACCATAAATGTAAGATACACCATGCCAGTATTTTCCGAGGTTTTTTCAATACCGAGCTCTTTATCATCTTCGGCAAGCTCTTCGTCCATCGCCTTACTCCTTGAAGTCGTCCATTGATATTTCGCCTTTCCATTTTGATAAAATACACTGCTATTTGGGTTCCAATTTTCTTCAACAGGAATAGACCACATTACACCATCCCTATCAATATTGAATGGAGTAATATGACTTTGCTCAAGATAGTCGGGTTCTTCAAAATCAACGGCGAAACCGAGCGCATAATCATAATTATCATTATTCCTTGAATAAATGTCTAGATTTTCAATTTTAATTACAAACGGTCCTTCTTCGGCAATTACATAATAGCTTTCTGCGTCGTTGGTCTCAAGAGTTTCAATCTCGTAACTCTTATTAAATTTCTTGAGGTCTGATTCGTTTTTATAAAGCGCACTATCATTTCCCTTACCGAATAAAACCTTGAAGCCGACATTAAGCTTATCAGCTGTATAATCAGTATCATAGGCATTGTAAGATAGATTGATAGAGTCGCTAACCTTGACAATAGGAGCGGTAGCGTCGGTAGTAGCTGAAGAAGAGTTCTTGGACATTCTAAATGTATAATTTATACTTTAAAATATACACGATCAATTTTTATAAATATATTGCAAAAATGATACATATTTATCTTTTGGGTGGGGGAACCCGCCCCCAGCGCGGGCTATAATGGGGGAACCCGCCCCCAGCGCGGTTTTATCAAGAGGCTATTGAGCTATATATAATACCATTATGATGTATTAAAAAGACACTGGATATTTTGAAAAATTGAAAATTAAAATTTGAGTAGCGGAGCGTATCTTTCTGTTTTTTCAAAAATTTCAAAAGTTTTTTTTAGAAATTACAAAATAAATCAAGAGATGTACTCAAAATTAAAATGAAAAAATAATAATATTCTTGTGTCTCAATAACTGCTCTGTTAATCTAGGTATATTTTTATAAGTATTGGGAGAGGGACGGAGGGGGGAGGGGCTTTAATAGGATACTGAAATAATTTTTGTATTTGTATAAGAATAAGAATAAAGGAGGGAAGATGGAGGAGTGGGTATATTTGTCTATTTTGAGGAGTACAATAATTGTCGGGTTCATACTTTTTATAAGGTATGATGATTCCCCTAAGTATATATTTCCAATTATGATAAATATAATAGTAGGCTTTATAAGTTTGATATATTTCCTATATTTTTATAGTAATGACAAAAATATCACAAATATAATAACTAAGCCAAAATATTACATATATTCTATAATATTATTCGTCGTATCACTAATAGGCTTCTATATTATCAAGATATCTCCCAACCCTGCATATTATAGAACTTTTGCTGTTTATGAAATTATACTGCTATTGCTTGTTACGCTGTATTATAATAAATACTTTGATATAAATTATCAGGGTATATTAGGTATCATCTTAGGCTGTATATCAATACTCCTTATTACAGTTGATAATATAATATAAATTACGATAGCCCATCAATAGCCCGCGTTGGGGACGGGTTTCCCGGCGGTCTCCCCCATCCCCCGCATAAAACCGCGTTTGGGGCGGTCTCCCCCACTATGATATAAAAATATAAATATATTATTACTAAATGACAGAACTATCTGAGACATCAGAGAAGGAATATAAATATAAAATAATTTTAACAAAGCCCGATAATGTAATAGCATCTGATATATATAGTAAGATTAAATATATTACATCACACGATAGGCTTGTTCTCATTCTCAATACTGAGAAATATATCTATAATCATATTCAATTACCATTCTATGAAAAGAAAGATATTGAAGAGATTATATATCACTATGGGATACAGAATGCCATACAGCATTATATATTAAATAAAAAATATTATAATGTTATTAGGGAAATTGTAGATAACGACGAGTCAAAAATATATATTGGTATTGCCTTTTATATCCTAAGAGAATGCTTTGAATACAGAATAATAAATACCGAACAATAGAGAAGCCCAAATTACTGTTTCCATTTCTTTCCGCAAATAAGACATTCCATAAATAGCGTAGAGGCTTCATCGCCCGAACGCGTCTGGAGTTCATAATAGCTTACCTTCTTACTCTTACATCTCATACAAGTTATCATATCAGACATGGCAACAATATTGAACTCATAGGCTGCTTTAAGACGCAAATTATTTTTATCAATAATATCTTTCCATCTTTCAGGAAATATATTATGACATTGCATATATGGGAGCATATGCGGAACAAACTCTTTGTTAACAATCATTCTCTTGTATAAATCTTTATTCCCGATATAACTGTTAGATTTAAGATTGGAATAGATGCTTCGCGAGATATTAATATATGTATCTAAGAACAGGGAGCATTTCCAAGACAATTGTATTTTATTAGTATTCGCATAATCAATCGTACAATTAAAGATGCCTATTTCTAAATCGGTAGCTTCTAACTCGGATATATACAGATTGTTAATAAGCATATTACGAAAATCATCGCGAACCTTGTTTTTATTATACTGATTATTAGAAACCTCTGGAATATTATTTGGAGCATTATATTTATCTATTTGGTCGCTCAATTTATAGATTTTAAAATCATTATTCATAATAAATGTTTTAATATATAAATATATAGAATAATCAATTTTTTATATATAAATCTAAAAAATGATATATATATTATATTCAATTACCTTTCACATACAATATGTCGCTACCGGTCTCTTCTAAATCTGGAACACTAGATATTAATAAATATATTACAGGATTTCCTAGTGTTGTAGGAGACGGTAGCCAAGAAGATATTAATTTAATTGAAATCTACTTCATTAATCGCGGTATTCGGGGACAGCAAGGACAGCAGGAGAATATTATGGATGTATCTGTAAAAAATAGCTTGGAAACATTTATAGATAACTATTATAAGAAAAGCAGAGTTGAAAAGTATAAATCATATACACACAAAGAGAGAATATATACATATGAGCTATCTAATGACAACCAATTTGTATCAAGTAAAATTAAGAAACATATGGATATTATAGATAATATACTCGTAATCTGTTCCAAGAATAATAAACAACCTAATTATACTTTCCCTTGTACTAATGAAATAGACAGCATATCTGAATATATCATTAAGGAATACAAGATATCAAATAGGATATCTTTAATTCTGCGCGGCGATAGCGGAGGGGACAGCGGTAGCGAAGAGATTAATACGCTTTATATTGAATATAGACATTCAAATAATGTTGATATTGATAAGATAAATGAGACGATTAACAAGATAATTAGAAAAATATTATATCAGCTATCTCAACCGTGAAAAACAAAAATTGATATACGCATTATGACACATATATATATAACAAATTGCGCGAGTATTCCTATATAATATGAATTCTTCTAATGATATTGTGAAAACAGATTATTCGTTTGTAGATTTTGCTAATATTATGATTGGTAATAACACTATTACAGAAGACACTTGCAAAATCTATAATATTAAGGAATTGTATGACGGATATATCAAACATCTTATGGTTAGAAAATATAAGAGCGAGGATATCCGGCGATATCGTATGGAAGCCGTAGTAGATTATTATCTGGATTTTTATGGAAGTAATAAGAATTATGATAGGAGCAATTTGGTTACGCAATATAAAAATAGTATCACCGACGGTTTTGATAAGAAATTGAATCCGCCTAAATGTTATCTAACTATTGCGAGGAGAGAAGATATTGCGAATGAACTTAAAGAAAAGATGGAATATGAAAGCTGTGATATCAATACGCATTACAAGATGATTAATATGAAATACGAATATTACGGAGAGCTTAATAATTCAGAAAAGCAAAAGCAGTCTGCAATTGAGAATGACGAATATTATGATGAATATAACGATTATTATAATGACGATGAACTCAATTCAAGCATCTGTAATAGCGATGATTATGACGACTATTATTGTGAATGTATTAGCGAAGATGATAGCGAATATTACTCTGACGATTACTAATACTTACCTTTTAGGACAAGCGAGACAAGGCGCCACACTAACAACGAAAAACAAAATAAATTACCTTTTTTATTTTTGTATTATCCAGATATCTTGTAAAAATTGATATAAATAGAATAATTTTATCATAATCATATATATATGACAATATCAAAGAATTATATTGGAGCTCATATTAAGCGCGATGACAGCTGGGGGATAATAGAGACTATGAATAATATCAGGAATAATGGCGGAAATGCTCTTCAAATATTTGTTTCTAATCCGCGAAGCATTACTATTACAAATATAGACAGTTATGTTAAAAAATCTCAAGATATACGAAAATATCTAGCAGAAAATGATTTCAAACTTGTTATACACGCCCCTTATACTATAAATATTGCAAAAGATTCTATGGAGGGAAAACGAGTAATGCCTTTGGAAGAATGTATATGGATTAAACTCCTCGTTAATCAGCTTACACTCGCAGATATGATGAACGCCGAAGGTGTCGTATTACACGTAGGAAAGCACGTCTCGTTATCCTATGAAAAAGGATTGAATAATATGAAAATGGGAATAGAATATATATTGAAAATTATGGAAAATAAAAAAATGAATACTAAATTAATAATTGAAACGCCTGCAGGGCAAGGTACAGAACTGTTAAAAGATTTGAATGACTTCGTCGCATTCTTTAACGGTTTTTCAAAAGAACAAAAGAAACACCTTGGAATCTGCTTTGACACCGCTCACACTTGGGCTCTCGGATACAGTTTAGCAGAGGCATATAACATCTTATTTAAAAAAAATAGCAAGGATATTACAGTAATTCATCTAAATAATAGCCTTGTTAAAAAAGGAGAAATGAAGGACAGACACTCTGTCATCTTAGATGGCAAAATATCCGTAACAGAAATGAATGATTTTATAGCATCTTTGTCTGCAACACATATCCCAACAATTATCTTAGAAACACCGACGGATAATTACAAAATGGAAATAAACCATATTCGCAATTTACTAGACTAAGGCAATGCGTAGCTACGCATTGCTATATGAAGGCGAATGCTATAATTATCAAGAATGTTTTTTAGCACTATCTAATACTTTTTTCATCTCGTTATCAAAATCATCACAGGTAGCGCGAATATTAGCCCATTTACTTTCTTCCTCGCTAATATTGTTTACATTTTTTTCAGGTATTTTCCACAATTCAATCAGAGTATCTAATACATTATTATCATTCCTAATAAATATTGTTTCAACCTCTTCATATGTTAATCCATCAGGTGCTTGTTTAAATACTTCATCCATATTATAATATATATATATATATTATATCCTTTTATCATTTTATATTTGTTTATATTTTTCTATTTTGCAGATATTGTATATATGCTCTGATATCTCATAAGCTATTTTTTCATATGGATGTTCCATAGAATAATTTTCTATAATTATATCATTAATATTTTTAGGCTTATCGCTACTATATAAACATATCATTAATTCGCCAGTATGTATGTTCTTATATATCTTATTATCGACATCAGGATTTGAACGAACATATTTAAGTTTATCTTGAGATATATCTGGACTTGCAGGACTCGCTGATATCTCAACATATCCCATATTATATATTATAGTTTTGAACGAAGCTTCATTATAGCGTTGATATATATGAATTTTTTCGTGTATGAGTAGCTTTATTATTTCATCTTCTGAATAATTTAGAAAATCCTGAGATAGAAATATTATGTGCTTTCTTGTATGTGGCAAGCCATCTTCATATTTTCTACCATTATCATTTCTGGTAATGGCTAATACCCATTTAATATCGGCTATATCTTTGTAATTAAGATATTTTGAATAATATAGATTGCTTTCAGAGCTAATAGTATTTATATTAATATTTCTCAATAATTCATCGGCTTTTTTCGTACATTTATCAAGTATTAATTTATCGCCTTTATTAAAATGCGTCGCTTCGCCTTTAATAATATTAATATATTCTTCTTTAGAAGATACTTTGCGAGCATATAAATCTAAAGCTGATAAATTGGCTACATATCTATCTTCGTCGCTTTCAAGAAATCGCACGGTTTCTTCATAGCTCATATAATTTAAATGCTTATCATTCTTAAAAGGAACAGAAGTATATACAGTGTATATATAATATATTGTTAGTATTGCAAGGGTTATAATCAATAATGATAAAATATAGTAATATATCATATTTATTATAAGCTAACATTTTATCATTTGCCCTTTTTTTTATAACATACTCCTATATTTGGGTCTGACGATTTAACTACATTACTTTCCTTAACATTAATATCTTTAGAATTGTTATATTTAGCCACTCTATCGCAATAATAATTTCTATTTTTTGAAGCATTTAATATAATAGTATCCTTAAATTTTTCCTTATAAGTTTTGCGATATTCTATCTCATTGTTTTTTACACTATATACATAGAGCTCGTCAATTGACTTATTATTACAATCGGCTGCGATTATTTTGTTATAAGATACAACAATGCCGCTCTTTTCAACAAGTATTTTACAGTATCCGTATGAGTTTATAGAATAATAGGTTATGTTATATCCAGATATGTCAACCACTTTTTTTTCGTTTAAATCCTTAATTATATCTGGGTCAGCACCACCAGTTCCTGAAGTTATCTGGATTACGCATTTATCATCTCCATTTTTAATACTCATTATATTGAAATTATGACAATCGGCGCATAAATAAATACACTTATGTTCAGCCAATATCTCATATAGCGAATCTATTAATATGGGAGATTTGTCTTCTCCTAAAGTTCCCTTTTTAAGCTTAGTTATATCCTCGCCCTTTCCCTTAGACTCCTTCTCTTTTTTTGATGGCTTTATTGACTCACTGGCTTCTTCTATATCCAGTTCAATGGATTCCTCGGGTTCAATGGGCGCCTTGGGTTCCTTAGGTTCCTTAGGTACTTTCTCTTTTTTGTGTTTATCTAAAAATAATGGCATATGTCCCATTACAAATATACGCTTATTTTGATTCCCGTCTTTAATCTTTGTTTCCGCTATTTTTTCTCCAACAGTTTTTAAATAATCGTATGAAGACATATTGGTATTTATTATAATAACTATATACGACGAAGAAGCATCTTCATATACTCCAATATTTTTATCAGAATATAACTTTATACCATTTTTGGAGTCATCAGTCTCCTCTCCTAACTCCTCTCCTAACTCCTTTACTAACTCTTCAATAGAAGGAATACTTTCTAATAAACCTTTAATCATTGTATTTGCATAATCACCCTCAGTTCCCTGTAATGAAGCATCTACTTCTTGGGAAGACTTCCTAACTTTTTCTAAACTCTTTGTTTTGACATCTATATATTTTTTGAGCTTGTTAATATAATATTTCTGTGTCTTAATCATACATTAAGGATATTCTTGATTACTACTGACTTCGTCGTGATTACCTACACAAATATAAATATCCTTATTCATCGTATATAGTATGTGATATCCTGATACCAATGTATCAACTAAATAATATTTATAAGAATCCTTTTTTTTTTTCATCATTAGATTCTGTAGCCTCGGTTGCGTCTTTAGATTTTTCATAATTGATTAATGTATTATACCAGTTATCTCCCGCTATAAACATCTTTTTAGTAGAAGGTTCAAACTCTTTGATACAATTTAATACGACATCTCTATATATAGCCTCTTTCTCACAGTTTATATTATTCCAGCAACCAAAAAATATGAATGAATTATTCATAATTCTAAAACTTATTTAACCCGATACTATTTAATAAGAGTATTAAAAAATAAAATGCTAGAGGGATAGGGGACTGAGAGACGGCATTATAAATAAATTGAATTGTGCTTTGCAGATATGGATGTGTTATTGCTATATTTTTTACAATATGTATCATAAAATGTATGTGAGACTGTGTAAGGAATGCTTATTTTTATAAGATCTGTAGGGACATATATCATCATATTAATCCACGATACGATGTTATTAATAGCCCTTTTTAAATTGCGGACACCATCTTCTTTTTCAATATTATTAATAATATGTCTCAATAGCTCGTTGCTAAATATAATATCGCCGTTATTAAAATTGTACTGTTTCAATATTTCGGGAATTATATAGCCCGATGCTAATACAATCTTCTCGTCATTATCATATCCGCTGACATTAATAACAATCATCCTGTCTCGCAAAATTGGGTTTATCAAAGAATCGTCGTTATACGTAAAGATAATCATAGAACGCGAGATATCAAAATCAATCTCTTCAAAATATCTGTCGTTGAATTTGTCGTTCTGTACAGGGTCTGTTATATGTATCAGGGTATTGATGATTTCTTGACCCTTGTATGTATTAGATACTTTGTCCAACTCGTCAAATAAAAATAGCGGATTCATTATTCCAGTTTTCATAAGAGATTCACAGATTTTTCCATATGTGGAACCTTCGTAGGTATATGAATGTCCCTTGAGAAACGAGGAATCGTCTGTGCCACTCAGCGATATAAAGGCATTCGGATAATTCAGGGCATTACAAATACCTTCTTTAATTAGCTTCGTTTTCCCGACACCGGCGCTACCTTGAATACCTATGATATATCCGTTGGCTTTGGGAAATGATATTAATTGCGCTAACACCCTGATAATCTGTTCTTTGGCATCTTTGTGGCCGAAGATAGTCACGTCCATACGCGCTCTAATATTATTTAAAAAATTACAGATTTTCTCATTACCATCGGCAATTTTAATAGGGATTTCATAAAACTTATTAAAAGGAATATTATTCAAAGAAGATATCCACGAACTCAGCTTATAATATTCGGAAGAATTGCTATTCATCTTATTTAAACTTTCAATCTTCCATAAAATGCTCTTCTTTGTTCTAATATTTATATCAGATGTCAGTATCTTAAAACGCATAGGGACATCATAAGTAATCGTGGTTTTTTCAATAATATCTTCATTATCTATTAGCTTCGTTTTATCGGCATCAGACAGAACATCAAAATATTTTTTCTCAGCACTACTATATTTATTATAAAACCGATATGTTTTTTTATTAATAGGATGCTTACTCAGATTTAATACATTCTTATTCTTAGCCTTATTGTCATTCGCTGAATTCCCGGCATTCCCTGAATTCCTAGCATTCCTAGAATTCCCGGCATTTGTATTTAAAATAAGATATATCATTTGATTATTATTCTCTTCCTGATATTTATTAAAATAGTTATCAGGGTTATCAGGGTTATCGGGATTATCATTTATAATTTCATTCTGGCAATCCCTATTACATATCTTTTCACATCCTTTATCTATAATATATTCTTCGGTCTCCTCGGTCTCTTCAGTCTCCTCTGTCTCCTCTATTTCTTCTGTGTCTTCGCTGGTCTCTTCGGTCTCTTCTTTATATTCGCTGTCCTCTGTATCTTCTGTTTGGGATTCTGAATCAGATTCGCGAGATTTCTCTTCTTTTTTAGTGTCGTCTTTTTTCATAATTTTATAATATATATAGATTATTCATAAGTATTTTTTATATATACTGGTTCTCATATTCATTTCCCCAGTAGTAATTTGTGGATACAGTTCTTACCACTCTATTAGTGTATAGTACGAAATATGTGAATAAGCAGACAAATAGTATTACCATAATTAATATTAGTAAATCCAAATATTTATTATCAGTATATATATTTATCGTGTAAGAGCCTACCATTATTAATGCTAAAAATAGGACACAAACAATATAAATGTCGTAATTTTTATTTTCGTATTTTAGAACATCAACATTCATTTCAGAATCCGATTTTTTGCTATAAAGGACATCCTTCAAATATAATTTATCATTATATATATTTTTAGATATTGTAACGAGCTTTTCGTTATTACCTTTTAACGATTCGTTGACAATTGAAGGTGTCTCTAATATTATCATTAACATTAATTTTTCTGCTTTGTATTCTAAAAAGTTCTTTACATAATCTTTCTTTCGTTTCTGCATATTAGCATCTTTTTCTTCCACTATATTACCAGATAACTCTGCACCATTTGATATTTTGCAACTATTAGTTGGGCATAAATCGTATCCCACGTGTGTAGATCCAGAACCCTCTGCAAAACCTTCTTCTATATATAATGTATTCATTATATAATAGCTCATAAATAATATTATTATGACTGCAAGACACGCGAGTGTTATTGATTTAATTAGGGGCTTTTCAACGTTGGCTACATTAATTATTACCAATATAGATATTATAACAGCAACAATTATTAAATAGGATAGTACCTGGTTATATAATAGGTTATTGCGAGATTTATGTAATTCATACAAAGTCGTATTATTTTTAATTTTCGTTTTATACATATTTATATTTTTCTCAATAGTGTTGGTGTTATTTACTATAGCATTATAATCCTTGTCAATATCCTTGCTTGTAATTTTAACTATATATACAGGGTGTTGAATTTGAGCTGATGATGAAGCATTATAGTTATTTAAATCATTATATAATTCTGATGGAATAGTGTTATCTTGTTCAAGTTCAATATCTATACGTTTACCTCCTGCAAAATCCTGTCGCGTATTAAATTTTATAACCTTAAACACAGAATTTACTATTTTAATTCTATAACTTTTATTAAAGTCATATGTTTTATTATTATAAAAAATATCTTTGAGAATTTTATAATCGGTGGGGGGAGCCGAATTTATAAAAGAACCATCTATTCTATCATGTACATTGCTATCGTAACTAGTTATAGTAAACTTTCCTTTTAGTACAAAACTACTAAATATTTGAAAATTTGTAATTCCTAAATTAGCGGTTGATTCTTTTACTTTGGTATTGCTAAGATTATCAAATTCTTCCAGTATTCGCATATCATAAGCTTTAAACATTGCATTATTATCATCAGACCCCCCATTTGGTTTATATAAAATATATTTAAATCCGTCCCCTCCCATATAAGTATTAGCGGGTAATGCCTCTGTGGAGGTACAAGTAGAAGTTGATGAAAAATCAGCTTTTTTATCATTTTTTACAAAATCGTTTAGTGATTTTTTGGCACAACCTGAGCCTCCAGATGCCTCTGGTGTATTATTTAAAAAATTGGTTTCATAAGATATTGCGACGGCATTTAATCTATGTCTATTATTGTAAAATATATTTGCTGCTCTTATAGAAGCTAATAATAATGATTTATAACATAATATATATATGTGTAAATATTTTGATGTAGTTGAAAAACTAGCCTTATCAATATATTTAATCATTTTTATAAAATTAAATATGTAATATATGTTTTGTTCATAAAACGACTTGGGTGTAGTAGCAGGCCCGGCTAAATTTTGAAAAGTACCTGTTATGCTAATATTAGTTGATGTCAAAGATTGTATTGGAACACCTGCTATATCGACAGGTATAGCAACTGTTGTACTTGTTTCATCTTCACCAATTTGTATTCGCGAAGGCCCACTTGAAAATGTATATGTTTTTGATGATAAATAAGTGAAATTTGCTACAGAATACCGCGTTAATAGGATAGGAGTGCTAATAGGTATTCCTTCTGTGGCAGTTGTTAATGATCTATCTCTTTTAATTGTAGTTTCTGATTTTTTTGCAGCCCCAGCTACACCGGGTAAAGTTAATGAACTACTTGTTATATTTATAGCACTGATATTCGCATCTGTTGTTGTTGCAATTACAGCACCAGTTGCAATTTTAGAATCAGGATCTACTGTTATACTCCCTGATATGGTTCCTTCCGTTATTTTATAAGTATTTGCTACAACTCCACCAGGTGTCGTCATAACACGCTCTATCATTGCGCCACTATGTATTGTTAAATTAGAAATTTTAGAGCCTTGTTTTATAGTTGCGCTGCTAATTGTAGCATTTGTTAAAGAAACGCCTGTCATAGTTCCTGTAGATTCTATATTGGGATTTACCGATGTCCCTGATTGTGCAGCATATTTACTTGCTGTGTCTTCGACATTTGAATATTCTAAGTATCCAAAATAGTATACTGTTCCACTTTTAATATTTAATTTATTACTAGATGTAAATATAGGCCCTGCTAAACCTTTATACTCTGCTGTTATAGCTGTGGGCGCATTTGGAGAATTTGAAACCCACATTTTTATATCAGCATCTTGAAACATATTAGACAATTTGCCAATATATAAGTATATACCTTCGGGTGGTCTATCTGCTCCAGTCTCGCTCGATGAATGTTTTATATAGATACCTTTTGCATCATTATCACTGTGATCTCCCTTCAATTTTTTATCAACAATATATATTTTTGTTGAAGATGAAAAAGTTGCATCAAAATCTTTTGTATGGCTAGAATAACAGTTCATTAATGCCTCATTTATTTTAATAAATATTTCAATAGCATATTTTGAATATAATATATTTGTAATAGGATATTTATCTGGTAAAATATTTGCGCTAGAATCTGCATATTTAATAAAACATAAATGGTCTTTGTTGCTACCCGTTGTCTTTACTAAACCATTATTAGTGTATGCGCTGTATGAATCATTAATTATTGTCTGATGGAACGTAGGGTATAATGTATTAATTAATAACTTTTGTAAACTAATAGCGTTTCCATTTATTTCTGCTTCACCTAAAATGCCTGTTGTAGTTAATCTTAGAGCATTACCATAAGATGCGTCACTTTCTGTTGGAAATATATTATCGTGACAAGTTTTAAAAGTATTCCCCCCGCTACTTTCAGGTATCCTTCCTGCACTTATATTATCATATAAACCTTTCAAAGCTATACGCAAATTTTTATATTGATTTAAATCAGCACTTGTAATACTATTTGCCATTATTAATTTTTATATACTCTATTATTTTATAGATATAATATATTTATTTAAATATAACTTTATTTAAATACAAGATCTATAAGAAAATGATTCGCCGCTATTTTCATTATACCTATCTATTCTAACGATATCCCCGTGTTTCAATCCAATCCATTTTGCAATTGGGTCATTTTGCAGTATGACGTGCATATGCATTTTACTGCGAGCCAAATATTCTTTCATAAACTCTTTGACCTCTTCTTCGGTAAGTTTGGTATGTTTAGGAACATACTCGTGTTTTGTTGGATTAAACATCAATTGTTGGGAGCTAAAATATTGGAGATGACCGCCATTTTTTTGAAATATTTTATCGTATTTGTTAAGCTGAGATTTTACTGCAGTTGAGATAGATTCGTTATTAAATACGAGGATTATATTATTTTTACCGCCGTATTTATTGGTAAAATCCTTAATATTATCACCGTCCTTTAATTTCTCTTTGAGCTCGTTTATTATATTTTTTCGCAGATTTTTAGAGAGAGCGTACAATATAGTCGTGTTTAATGTTTGAACATTAATAACAAGCTTGTCGGATTCAAAATCTTCTTTGCTAAGGGACAATAGTATCTCGTTGAAAGACGATACATCATCTCCGCGATTTACAAGCATATCCTCAATATTCCTATTAATAATCTCAATATCCATTAATTTATAATATTTGTCTTATTATTATATAATAATAAAAAAGTCAATTTTTAATTTATTTTAATTTATTATTTGTTGCATCTATATCTTGGATATCTTGCATATCTTTCACAAGGCCTTCAATAACCTCTTGGGGTCTATATAGCTCTTTTTGCAGACGTTAGAAGTATTATGTAATTCAAATGAGGTAAGCTCCAAAGCCTTCTTAACAGGATTCTTTTCATTCCTATATTTATGTAAATATTTATTGAATAAATTATTAGCATTCCAAGTCCGCAAATCCTTAGTAGTTATATTAACCTTCAATTTACACATTAAATAATTATTAACATCATCTGCCGTTATGCGCCTATTGTTATATTTAAATATATATTCGGGACATTCGGGACATTCGGGAGATGCTAGAATATCAAGTTTCGCCGAGAGATAAGCGTATATGTATTTATTTTTACAGATGGCCTGATTGCGTACGCCCTTTTTACCTATAAAATCAAAAGAAACTGTGTTATCATTTAATAGCTTGATATGCGAATAATTTAATGTAGTTATTCCGTAAGATTTATTCTGTTTCTCGTATTTTATATTACCTATTCTGAATCCACACGATAATATTAATGTTATTATAATTGCTATAATTTTATTTTTTTCGTCAGACGATTTTAAATCTTTAGCAACCTGTTTTTTAATTTTAATAAAATGCTTATCAAATCTCTGTATCTTATCGTATTTTTGCTCGTTCTGCTTTTCAATATGCTTGGAATTATATATTACCTGCTTTCTACCCTTGCTATCGTATCCATACGCTAATATTTTCTTATTATTTAATATTACTACATTATCATACGATGGAGGTATTTTGAACTTTTTAATTTTGTTTATAGTATCCTCATCTGTTATCTCTCTCCCTAAATCAGCTGTTCCCTCCTTACCTGTATTGTCAGGCTTGACGGGCATATATTTATAATATTTAAATCCTGTAATATAGGTTCCAACCCTTTTTATTTTCATATGTTTATTTATTGTAAATAAATTATAATTATGATGTTGAAAAATGATATAAACATATAATTATATATGTATTCATAAACTGAATATATAATGGCAACGAAAAAAGCGACTCCTGTACCTCCTCAAGCCCTTACACAAGCTCCTCAACCTACTGTTGATTCAAAAGCTCCTAAAAAGCTGCCGGTAGTTGCTAAATTGCCCGCAACTAAAACTGTGGCTACGGCATCTACTTCTCCCGCGGCTCCTGCGGCTACTGTTACACCCGTGTCTCTTACTCCTGCGAAGACAGATGATTCTGTTGTCCCGAGTGATGCTTCGGGAGCCGAAGTTGCCCCCGTAAAGGATAATGCCGTTTCAGTAATTATCGAGAAGGTGAATAATCTGTTTGCAAGCTTTAAAGAAGTTCAAAATCTCCTTAAGGTACTAAGCAAGGATTATGAGAAACAGCAAAAAATCATTGAGAAGGCTCAGAAAAAGCGCCAGAATGCTAAAAACTCTCCTTCCGGTTTTGCCAAGCCCAACAAAATCTCTGATGAGCTTTGTGATTTCATCGGTGTTCCCCACGGAACTGAGAAATCTCGCACTGATATTACCCGCTTCATCAACTCTTATGTAAAGGAGCACAATCTAAACAAGCCTGAGAACAAGCGCTTTATTATCCCCGATGACAAGCTTAAAAAAATCCTAAATGTCGGCGATAAGGAGGATATCAACTATTTCATCCTGCAAAAGCTTATCTCCCATCATTTCCCTCCTTCCGCAAGCAAACTCGCCGCATCTGTCTAAAGCCAAATGAGATAATACTATTCTACATTATTTTTTTTACGATATTTATAATATTTTTATAAAAATTGATATAAATGTTTAGCAACATATAATAACAACCCCTAAATTTACACTATGGAAATCCCTATTCAAGTTGCTGATATTGCGGTAGTCCATGATGATGATGATGATAATGACGACTATGATGATGATGGTAATCGTTATGATAGCAATCCTATTACTAAAACGACCAACGGAGGAAATGCTTTTAAAAGTACAGGAAGCGCTATTGTAGATTATTTTATGCTATTTATGAGAGATTTGAGTATCTGTGATAGCTACGACCATCTTGAAAAATGCTGGAAGGAAGACCCAAAAAAAACTGTCGCAATTATCTTCAACGGTCGCGATAGATTGAATGGAAAAAAAGAGAAAAAGGTAGCTAACGATGCGATGCTTTGGCTGCGCAAAAATAAGTTTGAAACCTATATGTGCAATATCAAGCTATATGTTGAGAAATATGGTCGCTGGAAGGACATGCAATATATCAGCTATAATTTGAAAAACATTGACCACAAGATTGAAATGAATATTATTGCACAGAAATTGATTGACGATAAGATTAACTTGGATAATAATAAACCGGTATCTCTATGTGCTAAGTGGGCACCCAGTGAGAATGATAGGAATGATAAGAGACGACAATTTGCAAAGAAAGTTGCTTCAATTATCTATGGGTGCAAAGATACTTATAAGATGTCAAAATATAGGAAGCAATATCTTGTTCCTCTGAGAAAGCAAATAGATATCGTGGAATCTAAGATGTGTGATAATAAATGGGAGTTAATTAAGTATGAAAATATCCCAGGCGTTGCTTCTAATAAATTGAAAAAGGCATTTATTAAACACGATGAAGAAAGATATAAAAAATATTTGGGAGATGTTGCCGCGAATGTTAAGAAAATTAATGTTACGGGAATTCTTCCACACGAATTGGTAGGTGTATATATTAAAGATATGGAAAAATATAGTAAAGATGAGATGTGTCAGACTACAGAGATGCAATGGAAAGCAATTGTTGAGAATGTTAGGAAATCTGGCAATTTTGATAACGCGATTTCTATTGTTGATGTATCCGGTTCTATGTTTAACGCTAATAATGGAAGTATTCCTGCACAAGTAGCAATTGCTCTTGGTATTATCACTGCTCTTTGCTGTAAGGGAGATTTTGCTAACAAGATTATTACATTTAGCGAAAATCCTCAACTTGTAGATTTGATTACCGCGAACACATCCGAAAAGCCAAAAATTGAAAATGGCGGCGCAGGCGAAGCAGACTCTTCGTGTGTATCCAATAATATTCCTTCGCTTCATGAATGTATTAAGAATATTACAGGAGTTAATTTCGGATTTAGTACAGATTTTCTAAAATGTAATCAGGAAATTATTAACTATGCCATTAAATACAATGTTCCTCAAGATAAAATGCCTAAAAAACTATTTGTATTTACTGACATGCAGTTTAATAGTGCTATTTCGCAGAGTCTTGAAAGTTATGGAAGTTTTGGAAGTTTTGAAGAGTATAGAAACAGTAGAAATAATACAAATGCTCTTGATACTGTATATAAAAGCATTGTTAAACTCTATGAAGCTAATAATTACAAGGCTCCCAAGTTTATATTCTGGAATCTCAATTCAGATAGCAAGGAGGTTTTCCCGGTTAATTGTGATACAGAAGGTACTGCTATTGTATCAGGATTCTCTGAGCAACTCCTCAAAATCTTTATGAATTATGACGAATTCAAACCAGAGTTTATCGTCAACGAGATTCTCGCGCCATATCTTGAAGATATCATTATTAACGACGATTAACGACGATTATATTAGATATAGGTTTAAGAGTTTTATGATATATATATATTATTTATTTTTTCATTGTATTATATGAATATTATGAAAGATGCAAAATACATTACCAATAAATGTTATATTGTAAATATTGTGAGATTTTTAGAGTGAAAATGACATCATTATATGTATCAAATATTTTATATAATATAATATTATCTGTAAAAAATAATTATAAATTGAAAAATGAAAAGATTGTATTATGGATATCACAGCGATGTCTTCGGATATCATATTTAATTGGAATAAGCAAGGCCGCCCATACCGGACAATATTCTGAGAACATTATAATTGACCGCGAAGATGTGGATAGTACCGGCAATTCTTGATGATAGAGATAGGACAGCGGTATCAATACGGGACATATTGAGGGTGCCACTTGGTTGATGTTCTTCGGGTTTTAGGGCGAACGAATAAACGTTGATGCCCTTGTGGTACATATCAGGGGTATTCTCGTGGTGTTGATAGGGTTGGACTAACGAGAAATATTCGCCTTGTCTGGTGGCGAAGCGATCATTGCCGTTAAGCATTATTTTTGCCTGCATTACAGGGTTTTTAGACATGACATAGTTATTGAAAGTGTTTGTTCCGGTAGTAATATCAGCATTTGCAGTTGAAAAGTTATTCCAATATACTTTGTTTGCATCAGTTGAACTTCTGATAGCCCATACAAGTTCTTTGCAGGGATGATTGAAGTTCATACGTAAGCTCTTCATAGCATCGGGATTTGAACCAGAAGAAGTTATAGTGTCGGTGCCTGTGAATTGTAGCTGTTCTATTAAATATTCGTGAGATAATTGAGCGAATCTTCTGCGTTCATCGGTATCTAAGAATATGTAATCAACCCATAAAGTGGGATCGTCAAGAGTAATGGCTGTAGAAAAACCGCTGTTTGTGACACCTGTGACTGCTATATCATTCTCTATACAATAATTTGTAGCACTGGTATCGCAAAGATTTGTGCCAGATTCATATTCTATGTTAATTTTAACTTCGTGATATTGAAGGGCGATTAAAGGAAGTGCCAAGCCTACATTACGGCAGAACCAGAACTCTAAGGGAACATATAATTCATATGATTTAGCCCCCGACAATTTAGTACAGCAGTTCTCTACGTTGGCACCAATCATTTTATAGTAGCCTTCGCGCTTGCCATAAGGTAGTGAAAGTTCATTCCATATGTAAAGCCATTCCGAATAATGTTTATCTATGCGTTGTCCGCCAATTTCTAATTCTACGGTTTTCAATAACCTTTGGCCAACGTTTGGAACTAAAGCAATATTGTCTGAAGTGCTAGTATTTCTTAATTTTCCGTAGAAATACACTCTGTGTATTAAATCACCGTTGCGAGTAATTTGATAGGTGGCGCGAGAGCCTAGTGAATTACTTCCCGAAGCGGTTTGTTGGATAGCTTCAATAGCGAAGTTAGTATGACGACGATAAACTACTTTGAAAAAGGTAATTTGAGGATTACCGGTTAAATAAACATCCTGAGCACCATAAGCTACTAATTGAAGAAGACCACCACCCATTTACGCTATATTCTTTATACTATTAGAGGAGAAAAAAAAAAGAAACTTTATAGCAATTTAACAACATATATAAATAAATATATAATATAATTTAATTGGAATAAGCAAGGCCGCCCATACCAGACAATATACGAAGTACATTATAATTTACCGCATAGACGTGAAGATTCTTTGAAATGCTGCCATCATTAGCAACTGTGTAGCTAGAACCAGTTTTATCAATCTCTAAATTGAGAACGGCGGTATCAATACGAGACATATTGAGAGTGCCACTGGGCTGGTGCTCTTCCGGTTTTAGGGCAAATGAATACACGTTGATGCCGGGGTTGGAGGGGATATTTTCGTGATGTTGGTAGGGTTGTATTAAATTGAAATATGAACCGGGTCTTGCAGAAAAGCGATCATTGCCGTTTAATACAAGTTTGGCAGATTTTATAGGATTAGCTGAAGTAATTGCGCTTGTAGGAGTATATAATACCGAAGAAGCTTGACCGTAGGTATTAACTGCACTTGAATAATTAACCCAGTTATTATTAATTACGTGCTTATCGGCAACAGTAGAGGTGTGATCGGAAGAGCAGAACCAGACTAACTCTTTGCAAGGGTGATTGAAAGATAATTTAGGTTTAATGGCTGCAGCAGCAGATACACTTTCAGTACCGGTGAATTGTAGCTGTTCTATTAAATATTCGTGGGATAATTGAGCGAATCTTCGGCGTTCATCGGTATCTAAGAAGATGTAATCAACCCATAATGAAACAGACGATAGGGGGTTGACATCAGTAGAGGCACCTCTGCAATTCTCTTTCGTTTCAAAGAGGATGTTAATTTTAACTTCGTGATATTGTAGAGCGATTAAAGGAAGGGCTAAACCTACGTTGCGACAGAACCAAAACTCTAAGGGGATATATAGATTAGCACCAGCAGTAGAAGTTCCTATTGTCGTGAGCATATCATTAGCACCTACCATCTTTTTATAGGCATCTTTCTTTGATATGGGAAGCGAGAGTTCATTCCATACATACATCCAGTGAGAATAATGCTTGTCTATCTTTTGACCACCGATTTCAATTTCTACATAGTTTATTAAACGGAGACCGAAATAAGGACATACGCTAGCATTAGTGCCCGAATAATAATTAACAACAGATAAATACATACGGTGTATTAAATCGCCATTACGAGATATTTGGCAGGTTACACGATTGCCAAAGTTGGGAGTTCCGTTAAAAGTTTGTTGGATAGCTTCAATAGCAAAGTTAGTATGACGACGATAAACTACTTTGAAAAAGGTAATTTGCGGATTACCGGTTAAATAAACATCCTGAGCACCATAAGCTACTAATTGAAGAAGACCACCACCCATTTACGCTATATTCTTTATACTATTAGAGGAGAAAAAAAAAAGGAAATTATATAACACGACTCTTTTATATTTTTATTATAGATGATATCTTTATTATATTTTTAATTGGAATAAGCAAGGCCGCCCATACCTGATAATATACGAAGGACGTTGTAATTGACTGCGTATATATTGATGCCTTGGTATGATTTATTAGTTGGAGCTGGTTTAGCATTAACCATCAAAGTTGCAGTGTCAATACGAGACATATTGAGGGTGCCGCTAGGTTGGTGCTCTTCGGGTTTTAGGGCAAATGAATACACATTTATAGAATTGTGTACGGGAACGTTGGTGTGATGCTGGAAGGGTTGAACATAATTGAAATAATCGCCTTCTCTTACCGCAAAACGGTCGTTGCCGTTTAATTGGAGGATGGCATTAATAAAAGGGTTGCTATTTGTCGCAGGTTTGACATCGGATATAACTAAATAGTTTGATGTACGCTGTCCTCCTTGTGCTGCAGATTTATCATAAGCTAACTCAAGTGCTTTCTCGTCGTCTGCCACGTCCAAGTTTGTGTAATCATACCATCTGGTTTTATTAAGATTCGTGGAAGAAGGGGCTACTTTTGCGACCCATATGAGTTCTTTGCAAGGGTGATTGAAGTTAAGCTTGATTCGGTTGGTGCCATCAACTAGGGGTTCGGTGCCAGTGAATTGTAGCTGTTCTATTAAATATTCGTGGGATAATTGAGCGAATCTTCGGCGTTCATCGGTATCTAAGAAGATGTAATCAGCCCATAAAGAGATATTTTTAATATCTTCAAAATCGGTTAATGAGCCTGCGGGAATGGATATGCAGTTGGCCTTAGTTTCAAAATCTATTTTTACTTTGACTTCGTGATATTGAAGAGCGATTAAAGGAAGCGCGAGACCTACATTGCGGCAAAACCAGAACTCAAATGGGATATATAGAGTTGTGACAGAGGAATCAGGAATTTCATCTATGTTGTTTAAGCCATTTAATATATCTTTGTCGGCACCGACCATAGTATCATATGCATAGCGTTTGCCGATAGGTAGAGATAATTCGTTCCAGATGTAAAGCCAATCGGAATAATGCTTATCTATTTGTTGGCCACCAATTTCAATAACAACGGATTTTATTAAGCGTAACCCGAGATAATTTTGGTATGTGCTGGTAGTTTTGGTATCAAGATCTTTCTTTTTAGGGACATCAACCTGTAAATACATACGGTTTATTAAATCGCCGTTGCGTGATATTTGGCAGGTTACAGTATTACCGTATCCGGCATTACCGTTGAAAGTTTGTTGGATAGCTTCAATAGCAAAGTTAGTATGACGACGATAAACTACTTTGAAAAAGGTAATTTGCGGATTACCAGTTAAATAAACATCCTGAGCACCATAAGCTACTAATTGAAGAAGACCACCACCCATTTACGCTATATTCTTTATACTATTAGAGGAGAAAAAAATATAGATTATATGACACAAAAATTATTTTTATTATATAAACCTTAATATTTATAATTCAAATATAATGATGTTTAAAGAGAAGTCATCTAAAAAAAAAATAACAACAGATATAAATGAAACTGTTACTTTGGACGCGATGCATAATAATATGATAAAGGATTTTGAGAAGAGCGATAAGGAAAAGATATACTATCTTGAAAAACTGAGTTATTGCGAAGAAAAGAAAATGGAGATATTAAAAAGTATAAATAATACGGCAGATAAAGAACTTAATAGTCGGCTTTGGTTCAGTAATACAGAGTTGAACGAGCAGATAATAGATATTAAAAGTAAATTGAATGAACTCAATAATTTAGATGAAATAGAGTATTACAAGAATACGAGCGATATATTATTTCAATATTACGATACCGTAAATAAGCAATCAGATATTAATCAAAATATAAATTTTGTAAAAGAGTCCTTTAATAAACCAAAGATATATAAGAAGGAATCCAAAAAAAAGCGAAATATGAGCATAAATACTAACACGATTAATGTATTAGAAGCTCTTAATAACATAGATAATAAGAAGCTTGTAAAAGAAAATAAATGTGCTGATAGCGATAAAACGGAGGCCAATAAAATTAAGGGGGAAATTAATGAGAATGATAATAGCAAGATATATGACAAGAGTACCTTGGTAGATAAATATATGGCTATAATAAACAATAGATATGTTAGAACAGTTGAGGACGAAAACATAGAGATATGTAAGGTTTGTAAAAATAGTATGACTTGCCTCCAACACGATGCAATAATTGTATGTAGTATCTGTGGATATCAGGAGCTTCTCTTAGTAGAGCAAAATAGACCGATATTAAAGCAGAATACGAAGGATACATCGCATTTTTGTTATAAGAGGATTAATCATTTTAGGGAGTGGTGCAATCAGGTTCAGGGAAAAGAGAGTACGGATATACCTGACGAAATATTTGAAAAGATTTTAACGGAAATTAAGAAAGAGAAGATAACTGACTTGAAAAAAATAACCTATTTAAAAATGAGGGATATTCTTAAAAGATTGAGAATAAACAAGTATTACGAGCATATCAATTATATTATAAACAGAATTAACGGAATACCTACGCCGCAATTCAGTCCTGAATTAGAGGATAAGCTATGTAATATGTTTAGAAGCATCCAGGCGCCTTTTTTGAAACATTGTCCGAAAGATAGAAAGAATTTTTTGTCATATAGTTATGTTCTCTATAAGTTCTTTCAGATACTCGGGCTAAACGAATACCTCAAATATTTTCCATTATTGAAAAGCAGAGAAAAGCTCTATGTTCAGGATCAGATATGGAAAAAGATATGTGTGGATTTAAACTACGAAATAATACCATCGTTATAAACTGCTTACCACGACTGCTGGAATATATTTAAAATCAGCAAATATTCCAGAAGACAAGCAGACAAGTAGACAAGTAGACAAGTAGACTACGATAGTCCTACGATTATTATAATAAATATAGAGATATTATCATAGCAGTCCTTGAGAAGCTGGAATATTCTTATTTTTTCATTTTACACCTTTTTCATATAAATCCCAGTTTAGAACACCATTAACCGTAATAGCAAATACACCAGTATATTTTTTGAATACTTCTTGTGATTGTGTTTTTATTACACAACGCTTTCCTTTATTACTATAACAACGATTTCGTTTTTTGTAATGATTTTATACTTGTTTCATCAATACAAATAATATCTTCTATTTTGTATTTTTTTCACTTCATCATAAAACTCTTTTATTTTTGAATTAATATTTATATCTTTACCAAATCTCTTTACTGGTTCAAGTCGTATTCTTGTAAGTTTCAAAGTAATATTATTATCATTAATTACTCTAAAAATCTGCGTTGTAGATAAATTAGCATCTTTGTATTTGTCTTTGATTTTTTAACTAAATAATATTGAACTGCTGTTAATTTATAATCATTACTTTTATGAGTAGGCATATATATTATTGAATTATTTTTTCATAAAATTGATTAATAAAAAAAAATTGATATGAAATACATAAATAAATAAGTATTATATTATTACATACAATATGAGTGCTCTTTTACAAACCACGAGTGAAATTGATATTGATAAACAACATATAATAACATTATTTAATACCTGCGTTAAAGGTATTGAAATATGTTTAGAAGGACAAAATATAAACCATTGTGGAAAAGAGGGACATTGGTTAGAAACAAAAATGGGTATAAAGCATAACGCAAAAAATGAACCTGACATTAATGGTTATGAAATGAAAAAATCTTCAAGTAAAACCACACTTGGTGATTTTAGTGCAAGCGAATATGCGTTTTCAGGAAAAAATAAAAGAAACAGCATTAATACTCTCAACAATTGGACTGATGAAATAAAATTAAGCAGGAGCGATTTTATTAAGACATTTGGAAATCCAAATCCAAGTAAGAAAAACAGATATTCGTGGTCTGGAAGTTGTGTTCCAACTTACAATAATTGGAACTCTAACGGACAGATATTAACAATAAATGAAAATAATGATATAATCATTTATTATTCATTTTCAAATGATACAAGAAGTGTAAAAATAGATTTTCCATTATTCTTACAAAACAATAATATTGTAATTGCTTTATGGAAATCATCAAAAATGAAACAACATATTGACAACAAATTTGATAAAAAGGGGTTCTTTATATGTAAAAAAATAGGAAATACATATGAAAAGATTTGTTTTGGTAAAGCATTTAACTTTGAGTATTTTATTGAATGTATCAAAAATAAAAAAGTTATATTTGATAGTGGAATGTATGATGGAAATAGTCGTAATTATTCTCAATTTAGAGGATCATGTTTTTGGAATGAATTAATCACTGAAGAGTATTAATTATATATTTACCAAGATAATAGGCAAACTTACAAGCAACCGCATTACCTATTTGCATAATAATATCTTTATTTGAACCATCTATAATGTAATTATCAGGGAAACTTTGTATTCTTTTTAGTTCTGTAATTGTCAATCTTCTAATTTCTTTTTCGTTATATTTAACCAAAGCATCATAACCATCTTTCCAATATCTCGCAGGAATTGTATATGATGGTTTGTCAAAGTCTAACATTTGTGCCCCAAACCCAAACCCTTTTTCTTTGTTTACACCTTTTTTATTTTCTATTCCTGCTAATGCTTTTTCACTCAAATAGTATTTTTTATCAACCTCTTCTTTTGGAATTAATATGTTTTTAACTGGTATTCTATCTTGGACTGATTTTATAATGGGTTCTGGTTCTTTTGGTAAAATATTTAGGTCTTTTCTAATCCCTATAATTATAGTGCGTCTTCTATTTTGCGGAACTTCAAAATCACTTGCGTATAATTTATTAATTATGCAATTATAATTTCTATTTAATTGTTCCATTATAATGTCAATAACATTTTCACCATTTGCTGTTTTTTTTGAAAGCATCCCTATTACATTTTCCATAATAAATGCTTTGGGTTTGAAATAATCAAGATATTTCACATATTCCATAAATAGAGCATTTCTTGGATCATTTTTATCCCTTTTTCCAGCAATACTAAAACTTTGACATGGTGGTCCTCCGACCAAAATATCTACATTTTTATTTTCTTTATTGTATAATTCATTAAACTTTTCAGGGGGCAACAGCGTTAAGTCAGCACAATATGCTTTGTGTTGATAATTTTTATTATAACTTTCAACCGCTTTGTCCCAAATATCTATTCCAGCAATTACATTCAATCCAGCATCAGTTAAACCTTTTGACATACCACCGCAACCACAAAATAGGTCAATTACATTTAATGTTTTTGTATCAACCTCAATAATTTGCGTATTTTGTGGTGCTATTTCTTCATTTGATAAAATTATTTTAGGTTCTTCAACAAGTTTTTTTTTGCCGTTAATTAGTTCTATTAATTGTGATTTATTTTTTGAACTGCTCTTTGTAATACCCAATTCTTTACACTTTTCCAATAACTCTAATTTACTCATTTTTGATATATCCATTTGTTCGGTGATGTTAATTGTAATATTGTTTACTGTATTATTTGAAATCAATTTTTTGTTTAATTCAAACAATTTTTCTTCAACTGCCTTGTCTATTAATGCTTTTATCTTATCAGTTTGTATTTCGCAAGGGTTTTTACGAGTTAAGTGTTTATCGTAGTGTGATTTTTGAGAAAAGGTCTTAGCACATTTTTCGCAACTATATTTACCCATTTTAGTTATATAGTAATATAAAGATTTTATTTTTATATTGTTTAAAATACTTTTTCCTAAATAATATCCCGGACATAAATGTATATTATTTAATAATTAAAAATCGGCGTTTGAAATGTTAAAAGGTGTAAAGATTTTTTGGTTTGAATTATAAGAGGTTCTAGAGAGGCCTCTTAGGCATGCCTTCAGCATGGGCGACCCTTTAAAGGATTCGATAGAAGCCAAGATATTTATAAAAATGAATAGAATAATTTGAGTAGCATAGCGTATTACCTTATTTATTTAGAAATTTATAGAAAACTTTTGAAATTTTAGAAAAATCAGAGATATGTACTCAAAATTCAAAATAGGATTTTTAAGATTTTTTGGTTTGAATTCTAACAGGCTATAGAGAGGCCTCTTAAGGCATGCCATAGGCATGGGCGACCCTTTAAAGGATTCTAGAGAAGCCAAGATATTTATAAAAATGAATAGAATAATTTGAGTAGAGTAAGCGTATAACTTTATTTATTTAGAAATTTATAGAAAACTTTTGAAATTTTAGAAATATCAGAGATATGTACTCAAAATATAAAATAGGATTTTTAAGATTTTTTGGATTCATAATATCTCATGGTATCCTCATGCTATATATTGGTAATCCTCATGATATATCTTGATATCTCTTAGTATCCTCTTAAATATATAATTGTAATGTGTATATATAATTAGATAGTTGTAATGACATCTTATTATACCTATAATGTTTTCCCTTATGGTACTTATGAAATATCAGCCGCTATTTTATTGCAATATAATAACAATATAGTATATCCTGATATAACCAATCTTATTAAAGACTATTCTGTTTTTTTAGAAGAACATATTAGATACTGTAACGATTTTTATATTAGCAGCCGTATTAATAATTACAATAAAATTATAATAGAATGTATGGCTAACACTGATCATATGGATATATTAAGTAGCAATTCAGGATCTCTTGCAGATATGAAAGAAAGATTAAAATATATAGAAACTACATTAGATATGTCTTATTCTAATAATCTTAAAAATATATTAAGAGAAATACTGTGGAGACGCTACAGTATATATAAAAGAGAAATATCCACCTATCTAAACTCTTTATTATAGTTTTATATAATATATCTTAATTTATCTAAAAATTATATAATGAAAAAATAATATTATAGTATTTATATATTATGTCTAATAGTTCTTTGCTAACAATAACGCATGATTGTGGTTTTTTTTCATGCTCTTCTGTAAGATTAGATATAATTTCAAAGTACATAGTAGATAATAAAAAATTACCAGAAATTATAGATTGTAGTAAACAATTTTCTTGGTATAAACCTGAAGATAAGATAAATGAAGATATTACTAATGATTATTTTGAGAGATTTGAAAATGTTAAAATTGATATAGATATATCAAATATAGAGCATTACAATAATGAGTTCCAATATAGTAATTATGCGGATGTAAATTATTCAAAGATATATCCTTTAATGAAAAAATATTTTAGTCCTTCTACCAATATATTAAACAAAATCCAATATATATATAATAAATATAATTTGGATTATGATAATATTTGTGTGCTTTTTTACAGGGGCAATGATAAAATAACTGAAACTCAGTTAAGTTCTTATGAAGATTATTTGATATATTCTAATGAAATATTTGAAAAAAATCCTAATATAATTTTTTTAATACAAAGTGATGAAACAGAATTTATAGAGTATATGACAAATATATATCCAAACAATTCAATTTATTTTAAAGATGAAATAAGACATATGAATAAAACGTGTAATACTGTTGATAAAGTAATGAAATTAAATATTCACGAATATTCTATGTATTATCTTGCGATAACTATAATTATGTCAAAATGTAAATATATTATATGTGGTACTGGCAATTGTTCTATATGGATAATGTTATATAGAAATAATAATAAAAACACCATTCAATTTATTCGTGAAAAATGGATAAAAACATTAGAATAATAATTACTAAAAAAATAAAAATATATATAATATATATCTAGAGATCATATCACGCTATATATAAATTTATATAAGACTCATCATATATGCTACACCAATAAATGGTATAATAAATTCTACTTCACGGCGATTATTGCTAATCATCGCAACACCAATATTAGCACTATATGCCAAGGGTTTCAATAGAATATCTAGATTAACAAGATTTTTCTTGATACCTTCCGTTAACTCATAGAAGATACTATTTTCGCAACTATAAGAACCTAGTGAAGAATGAGCCAAAGCATATTCATTATTACACACTTTACATTCGGCACTTCCGCGTTGATCAGCGTATTTTCCAATCTCGCATTCAACACATTTATTGTTTTTCTCATAATATCCAATAGGGCACTCTGTACATTCGCGGCCTTTAATATCTACGATACTTCCAACAGGACACTTAAAACATTCGTCGTGATTATTATCATATGGCATATACTCTTTTTTCTCAGGATTACAATCAAAACAACTATCCTCATATTTGGCATACTTATCATTACCAACAATATGCCCCTTTTTACACAAAGTATGAAGATTGCTTGTATTAGTTTTTGCCTTAATACATTCAGTATCTCCTTCTTGCGAATAGAAGCCAACAGGACATCTAAGACACGAAGTGTTAGTAGCAGTCCTATAATAATTCTCAGGACATTTAACACATTCAATCTTATAATCGTTAGTATCAATATCATAATTATCATACTTAAATTCTTGACCTGTTGGACAATTATTTATAGTAATAATATTTTCTGAAATACCAATAGCAACGTTAAATTTTTTATAAGCATCATCTCTTTCCTTAGAAACCTTGTTGGCACATCCACACTTAGTAACAAAGTTCATCTTGTGAATGCGGGCATTAACACAGTCGACGCTAGAAATAACGACGAGAGCAGTGAGAACGACAGTAAAAGTCATTATACCATAATTTTATAAAAAAATATAATCAATTTTTTAATCATACTGAAAAAATTATAACAAATTTATATCTTATTTTTTCTTATATAAATGTTTTTTTAGATTTAATCTGGTAATATAAATGGTTCTTATTATGATAAAATGTGTACTCCATAATTTATCTTTATTACCCATAATAAAACCGTAATATATTCTAAAAAATAATCTATTATATATATTATATTTTACTTTTTATGTAAAAAATGGTGTAAATATAGGCGATTATTATCTTTGAAGCATTTATGACATCTACATACCTCATTACATTCATTATATATTGATAAAGGAAGGGCATTCATACAGCAGAAAAGAAGGGTTATAATTATTACTATTATCATTACAACGCTTAAAATATTAAATATGTGTATAAATATAATCTTAGTTATTATAATAATATATCACTTTATGTTCTCCTTTTTATATATTAAGTCAAAATATAAAAATTGATTAAAGTATTTAAGAAAGATTACTATAACAACTATGCTATTTAGAAATAGTAATATTGAAAATATCCCTGTAATTAGGAATCTGTGTAATAATATTATGGAGGATTTTAAGAAAAAAACTTCACCAAATGAATGTAATACTCTACGTATTTTCGTATGCGATTATATAAATAGTATGAGCAATATTGAAAAAGATAATATCATGAAATCATTCAATATAATTGAACTAGATTATTATAATCGTAATATTCTAGATAAAATTAATAATAAATACGATGGTGAACCTCTTGTTGTAATATGCTATGACATTTTGTATAAACTATGATTCTTCTCCGTAATTCTGTAAATGTCTATAGCATGCTTTGATATTATCAAACAAATTATTATAATAATTGTATTTTATTTTATTTTCTTTACACCATTCTTGTACAATTGGTTTTATTTTATAATAATGAACATGAGATATTCTAGGGAATAAATGATGTTCTATTTGATAATTTAGACCTCCGTGAAAATATCCTAATATTCTTCCACCAACTGTCGACGATGTTTCTATCTGTGTGATAGTCCAATCATATTTTTTATTTTCATTCAATGATATATTCTGCACTCCTTCAAAGTTATGAGATATAATAAAATTAACACCTAAATATACACCACCTATAACCAGTGTAAGCATTATATAAAAAAAGGTATAAATAGAAGGATAAATATATAAGGGAATCGCATAGAAACGCAAGATAAACATAAAGCGAAATATAAGACCTAAATAGGCTTCATATAAAGCCATGTTAGATATATTATGTCCCATATGATTCATAAGATATAAATCAGAAATTTCTTTAAAATGCCAATTGATGGGTAATAATGATAATAGAATCCATGCGTATATTTTTTGATTTTTATAGATACTATTACATTTAACTGATTTATGAAGTCTTAAGATATCAGTTGTGATATCAGGGTCTTTATCGTAAACATTTGTATGTGCGTGATGTAATAAAACGTGGTGGTGTTTCCATAATAGTGAACTTCCGCCTATTAAATCCTGTGTAAAGCCCCATAAAATATTAATATATTTATTAGAAGAAATTGCACCATGATTTGCGTCATGTTGAATACATAAGCCTACTAAAGCCATAAGAATACCGTGAATAATTGATTTAAATATTGAAAAACCATAATATATATTATGATATTCGATGTAAATAAGGGAAAACATTATGAAATATGCTTTACAGTACCATTCGAGAGTAGCATACGGATATTTAATATTATTATATACTTTTTTTTTAAGTTCAATATATTTATCACTATTCAATAAATATATACTATTATCATTATTATCATTAATCTTACGTAATTTATATTTATCTAAAATGTTATTACGTATTTTTAGATGAGGATGTAACATATAATAATGAATTGTAGCATTTTTTCCTCCAAAAATATTCAACATATAACTGCCTCCTGGGTGAACTTTTGAAAAAGCCTTTAAATCATATACGGTATCTTCTAAAATTACCTCAGTATCAGTAATTGACATTTAATAATATATTGTGTATATTTTTATATATATATATAAACAATTATATATATTGATTTGTATATATTGAATTAATGACTGAATATTATATATTTTTGAATGCCCCTGGTGCTTGTGATGATCCAATAATATTTAAAAATATATTTGAGAAAACTACTAAATTAAAAAATTTTGAATTTACTAATGATATTGAAAAGGCGAATGTTTTACTAGAGGCAGTTTTTA